ACTGTGAATCAGCCCATGCTCGTCAACGCCCCTATCGCAGTCGAGAACCTGCACGGACCTGACAAGAACGTGGGGCACCGGCATGGATCGATCATCGCCCTGCTGGATGCAGCGAATGGCGGCATCGGCGGCTTCAATGAGCTCAACAGCAAGGACAAGAGCTTTCTCACTGCAGAGGCCAAGAAGCGTGGACTCGCTGTCCGCTCTGCTGGTCTCAATGGCATGGTCTTCGATCCCACCAAATTCTCGGTGGGTCAGCCTCGCATTCGCAAGATCATGCAGGGCGGCCATGTCGGAGCTGATGGCACAAGCGCAGGTCCAGACAATCGGAGGGTAGGACCGAACCGATACGGCCTGTACTGGCCTGTCACGGTCCTGGCGCTGGACTTCACTTTCGAGTTCGTGGTTACCCACACCATGGCTCGAGCCTTCACCCTGCACAAGTGGCGCCAGCCTCTGTTCTGGAAGTCGATTCGGTCACTGGCCGACGGCGTACTGGACGAAGACGGCGTGATGATGGGCGACTTCAATACCAATCAGGTTGTCGACCTGCCAGGTGTCGCCGATGTCAACGTGCCTGCACCGCCCGACATGGGCAAGCAGCACTACACCAAGATGATGCGATGGGGTAAGCGCATATTCATCTCAGCTCTCAAGGCAGTCAACACGCCTTCCGACCACCACATGCTCAAGGGCACTATCACGCTCTATCGTGAGCCTCAGGGGCACCTGACTGCTCCGCCCGCCTCGCACGTCCCTACGCCGAAGCCGTCGACCCTCCCCCAACCGGGAACACGCGGTGTCAGGTGGAAGAAGTACGGAGCGCCGGTGGCTCATCCATGGGCGAGTAAGTACAAGCGCCCCCGTTTCAAGAAGCGTCGACCGGTGCTGGCAGGAAAGATTGCCAGGTGGAAGGCCGCTTACCGCCGACGTCTCTAGGAGACCAAATGCAAAGTTCATTGATGCGGACTATCCCGTACATCGAAGCCCGTCTACCCAGCCACCTGGGTAAGAAGCAGAACCCCAAGACGATTTCACTTCAGTTGTCAGGGACCACAGCTGATCGTGGGGCCGCTCTGGGCATCGCCAACTACTGGAATGGGTCTAGCTCTCAGCTCTCATATTCTCACTACGTCGTAGATGAAGAGCTGATGTTCCAGTGTGTGCCGGACAGCCGTCGGCTCACTGAGCGAGGGATAGTCCGCATCAATGTCTGTGGTGAACCGGTCACCGACGGTAGTTTGTGGACCGGAACACAGAAGTTCGACGTTTTCCACAACGTCGTTGGGCTCGTCGCAAAGCTTTGCTGGAAGTACGGTATCCCCGCCAGAGAGATCGGACTGGAGGAGCATCGCAAATTCCTTGGCCGTGGCGGGATCATGTTCGACATTCGTGGTGCATGGCCCAGAGAGTACTTCTTTGCGGCTCTGCAAGACCAACTCGAGCTCTACAAGTCCGAAGGAGGCCTGTAATGCCCGAAGTCGCAAGCATTTTGGACTCTGTCAAGGCTTCCCTTGGGGTTCAGGACGCTACGGCGTTTGATGCACAGCTCATCATGCACATCAATGGCGCGCTGTCGAATCTCACTCAGCTTGGCATTGGTCCAGAAGAGGGTTTCCGTGTCAGCGACAATACCAAGACCTGGCACGATCTCTTGGGCGACAACGAGGCTCGTTACGGTGCTGCCAAGGACTACATGTTCTACAGTGTCCGCCTTGCCTTCGACCCGCCTTCACTTCTCTCGGTGCTCAATGCATTCAAGGAGCTTCGTGATGAGGCTGCTTACCGGGTAAACCGAGCTCGGGAAGATGTTGTGAACCCCCGTCAGCCCAAACCTGGCGTGGAGATCACTGATGGTTCGGACCTGGACGCTTCAGCGACCAAGCTTGAGGTGGCCCGGGGCTTTCCGTTCTCCAAGAATGTGCGCATCAGCAACGGCAAGAATGTCTGGCCTACGCTGGATCTGGTCGAGGCGAAGATGCTCATTCGAAAGACCAAGTCGACGGCCAGCGACGTCCTCAAGGACTTCACTCCGTACCTACACCTCGACTTCGACGGCAACGATCTTGTTGTCAGCTGGTCGCTGTCGGGTCAGGAGACTCTCGACCTGGTCTCTGGGTACTACGAGCTCGTCATCTCCGACGCCGGCCCGCAGGACACCCGCGCCATTCGTGCGCTGTACGGTTATCTCAACACTAGTCTTTAGGAGGAGTTGTGGCAGACGAGATCACAGTCACCCTCGAAGACAATGAGCCTGACGTAGTCGTGGTGGTGGAGAACCAGTCGCCCGACGTATCGGTGAATGTCTCGGAGGTAGGCCTCGTCGGCCCCCCGGGACCTCCAGGTCCTCAGGGACCGGCTGGTGTCGACACTGCGTTGGCACTGAATGAGCACATCATGGACGAAAACCCACATCCGGTTTACGACAGTGGCATTGACTGGCTTGTCCTCTACGAGAATGCGAAGGTATAACACATGACTTACGAGTCCCGGCAAACAACTCTTGTTACCCAGCTCGGTACTGACTACAAGGGTCTTCGAACGTTCCTCACCGGCTCTTCGGTAGGCGCCTTCTCCCTGGCCACCACGGCTCAGGACGTCAAGGCTGCTATCTCGGAGCTCAAGGATGCCATTACGGCTGCGGCCGCCGGCATGCCTGCCAACGCCACGGAGACTTCAGTCGGTGTGGGCGAGATCGCCACCCAGGCCGAGACCACCGCTGGTACGGACGACTTCCGATGGGTCACCCCGCTCAAGCTCGCACAGAAGCTCACTGCTTGGGCGCAGCCCCTGAACACCAACCTGACCAACCTGGCTGGTGTCACTAACACCGCCTATGGTCGTGCCTTCCTGGCGCTGGCCAACCAGGCTGGTCTGATGGCTCTGCTTCCGGCTTCCTCTGACACCGTAGTGGGTGTTCAGCGCAACGCTACGCAGGCCGAGACCAACACCGGCACGCTCGACACCGCATCGGTCACCCCGCTCAAGCTGCAGACCCGTATGGCTGCCTATGCCATGCCGCTGTCCTACCTGGACACGGACACTCTGCTGGCTGCCAACTCCGACACCAAGGTCGCTTCGCAGAAGGCCGTCAAGGCATATGCGGACGCACTCATCGGGGCCAACGACGCGATGGTCTTCAAGGGCGTCATCGACGCTTCGACCACGCCGAACTACCCGGCCGCCAACAAGGGTGACGCCTACAAGATCAGCGTGGCCGGCAAGATCGGTGGTGCCGCTGGTATCAACGTGGAGGTCGGCGACCTGATCGTCTCCACCGCCGACGGCCAGGCTTCTGGCACGCAGGCTGCCGTGGGCGCGAACTGGACGATCATCCAGTCCAACCTCGACGGCGCTGTCATCGGTCCCGCCGCTTCGACCTCGGGCAACCTTGCGTCGTTCTCTGGCACCACGGGCAAGCTCGTCCAGGACAGCGGTTTGTCCCTGGACACCAGCACCGCCCTGGGTACCTCGAATACCAAGATCCCCTCGCAGAACGCGGTCAAGGTCTACGCGGACTCCACCTTCGTCACTCAGGCTGCCATTGGCAACCCGGATGTCGATCTACTGGCGGCTTACACGGCCGCTAAGGCGTGACGTACGAGAGCCGCGCCACAGCCCTTGCAGCTGCGCTGGGTGCGGATTTTAAAACCGCCCAAGCCGATAGGGGCTATCTTCTTCGTCTCGAGCGAGAAACAGATGAGCTCTTGCGGTTTCAGAACAGCCGGATGGAAGCAGCCGTTGCCGAGGCTACGTGCTTTACGGAGTCCTGGCTCGACTCTCGGAAGTGGACGGGTACAGCGGTTCTCGCCTCCGGGCGGATGTACTCAACCGCAGGTATCACCCGAGCTATTCCGACCTCATCTCGGTGGGTGGCCCGCGCGCAGCTGCACTGCACGGGTACATCAGGCAAGTACGCCTACTTCGGCATTGGTGATGGCACCAACTCACTGGCCATCGGTCAGACGTCGAGCTCTGCTACAGCGTTCGTCAACCGCTCGGCAGGCATCAGCGCTGGTGCTGTGATCATCCCCCGCACCATGCCGGCCTTGCCGGTGGGGGACTATCTGTGCACCATCACCAAGGACGAAGCTTACATCTCGATGACTATCCAGCCTGCTGCCTCAGCGGGCCAGGCCATCTATGGCTGCCGGGTCAAGATCTCTGATCTTCCGCTGGCGCCTACGGTGCTGTTCTTCTCAGCCAACGACACCGCGGCTGGTGGTCTGAACTGGGGACCGTGTGTGATCTACGAAGAGCTCGCTGTTCCGCCACTGGCTAAGCGCTCGGTGGCTGGCGTGAACCTCTTCGGCTCAGGGCGTCCGCTGGCTCACTGGTGGGCAGACCCAACGACGGGTATTGGCCGCATGCTTCATATTCCTGGAGACAACGACGCTCGAGTCCCGGCACCACTTGTGGGGTTCCTGCACCAGTCGTTGAGCGGCCTTGCCTCGTCGATCTACACCGAGTCCAGAATGGCCAACGTCCTGTCTGCTCTTGAGGGAGCAGGCTACATGGTCGTGGCATCGGACAACGGTCCGAACGCTACTACCGCCGGAGGCACACAGGACAAGTACGGTAACCAGGCAGGTCTAGACGACTACGCATCCATGATCAAGTGGGTGCGAACGCACCAGAACACGTCCGGTTTGAACCTTATCGCCCCATCTATGGGCAACTTCTTTGCGATGAACCTGCTTCAGCAACGCATCGTTGGCGGAATTACTGCAGTCGCAGGTATCTCCACTGGATACGATCTGGTGGCTGGTCTGTCAAATCCGACGTACCACGACCTGCTCCTGGCGGCATATTCTGCTGTCGACGATGCTGACTTTGTGACTAAGTCGCTGCTCTATGACCCGGCGCGGACAGCTCCGTACCGGTTCAGAGGAGTGCCTTGGCGTCTCTACGCCGGTGATTCGGACACGACGGCGCCCATCGCAAACACTCAGGCATTCGCCAACCTTATCCTTCCGTACTCGCCGGAGGCCACGGTTGTCACCTCGGCTGGAGCAGGCCATCTGGCTGATGCTCTCTACCAGGGCTCTGACATGGTGGCCTTCTTCAACAAGTACAACAGCATCGACGATGCCGTGGCACTGAGCACTGGTCCCAATGAGCGAAGGTTGCTCAAGAACCAGCCGGCGACGGTGCTTCAGTCGGGCACGGACTACATCGAGAAGTACGAGATCGTCTCAGATGGCTCGTCCTCATCGGGCTGGCCGAATAGGCGTGAGATCTACTGCACACCTGTGGGTGGCGGTGCTCCTCGGTTGGTCCAGTACGAGAATGAGTACGGCGAACGTCGACTCAACGCTCGTCAGAACACAGTACTGTGGCGGGCTTTCGCCAAGGAATTCAATGCTGACACCACGCATGACGTCACGGTTCCGATCTGGGAGATCCAGAACGACCGAGACAACCGGGTGCAGCTGCATGGGTTCTTCAGCGATGGCAAATGGTATCACTCTGGCGATGGCACTGTCGGGGGTAACCTTGCCGTGACTGGCACAGTCAGTGGTTCCAACATCGGCCCGCAATTCAAGGGCATCTATCAAGCTGGCTCTGAGCCGGCCGGACAACCGACAGGTACCCTTATCCTAGTGAGGCCATAATGGCAGTATCGATCAAGCAAACGGTCACCCAGACGGGGACTACGTCATCGGTGAACACGACGTTCACTACCACGGCGGACATTCTTCCTGGCGAAGACATCTTCATTGCTTTGGGTCGAGCTACCCAGACGGGTCACGCTGCAGGCATCTCCAACATCACGACGAGCGCCGGGGCCGGGACATTTGAACGAGTAGCGACATCCATCAGGGCGTCGACTTTCGATCTCGTTCTGGCCCGGCTCCGGTGCACGACGCTGATTCCATCAGGCTCCACTATCACCGCAGTGTCTCGTACGTCTGAGGCCAAGCGTGGTGGAGTCATGCAGGTCGTCTCGGGCCTGAAGGCTACCTATACGGCAGCCAACGCAAGCTCGGGTAACGCTGCTGACAACGCTGACGGCGGCACAAGCTCTGGTCCCAACGGCTCTAGCACTGCAGAAAGCGGCTCGACAACCGGTGCGACTACAGCAGCGGACTGTCTGGTCCTGGGTGTGGGTTCAGTTGGTGGTACCAGCACAGTGAGCGCTGGCTCAGGCTTTACTCAGATGGGTCAAGCCAAGTCGGCCAGCGGCACCTCAGATCGAGGCTGTATCCTCGAATACAAAATCGTTTCTGCTACCGGTGTTCAGACAGCTACGGCTACGCTGAGCGCTACCGGTGGTTGGGCCATGGCCGTAGCGGCTTTCGAGATCGAGCCTGATCCGCCGGCCGGACATACTGATGAATTCACTGCCACGCAGAACACTTCGGGCACATCGCTGGCTATTCCCGTACCTCGGGCCGTGCCAGTAGGCAGCCTTGCTGTCGTGTCGTTCGCGGCACATATTCAGACTGGGTCTTATACCATCACCGACTCACGAGGCAACACCTATACGGTGGATGATGGTCCGAATGACTTCGGTCTGGGCCCATCGGCTGCAGGCTACGCGCGACAAGGTCAGTCACGATTGAGTACCGCGCTCCAAGCAGGCGACACCATCACTATCACAGCAACTGGCGCAACACCAGCCAAGTGGGCAGCGGTTGTGGGCATCTTCAGTCTGCCTGCGAATGCATATTTCGGCGACGTTGATGCGCTGGAGACGCTGGGCGAGCTTGACATGTACGCCCCTCCTGTCACTTCGCAAAGAACGAACGCTCTCGTCGTGATTTCGCACTACATGGTGAACTCCGGTCGAACATTAACGGCGAAGAATGGCTGGACGCTTAGTGCCAAGGCAGTGACTACTGCCGCATCAGCCAACCGAGCAGTAGTTCAGGCATGGAAGTACTTTCCTTCCGTGATCTCAACGCCCCTGGCTGAGATGTTCGCCAGCTACGATACGTCTGGTGATGCTGGTCATATTGCTCGAGTCTTCGAGACTCCTGCTCCGGCATTGGTCCTGAAGCGCTGGACTGGTTCCGCCTGGGAGACCGTTACACCTAAGCGATGGACTGGCTCAGCTTGGGAAACCATTACTGCAAAGGAGCTGTAGAGCTCGGAAAGGAACATAGATGAGCTCTCGACTCGATCGCTGGATTGTAAAGGACGGAGCGGAGCGGCGGCGTGGTCATGTCGATCGGCCGCTGCTTCCTCCCGAAACCCCTCCGGACTATGTGCCCCAGTTCTTGGGCGACCCCGGAGCGAACAAGTACATGCTGGGATGGGCCCTTGGGCCGAACGGCAACGACTCGATAGCTGCGATTCAGGACAACCCCGGATACCCGGGTGACTCCAAGATCAGTGTCATCCACGACTACTCAAGCAACGGACAGGGAATCGACACCGCATCGGCGAACGCTGCCCTTGCGCTGAACATGATTCCTTCGCAGTCTGTCAAGTTCAAGAGCGCTGGCACCACGCCAGCTGCAATCGCAGCTAGTATTGCCTCAGGCGCGCGCGACGGGTGGATTGATACCATGGCTGCCTACCTGGACAGCATCGCACCGCAGTTCATGTATCTGTGTTACCACCACGAGCCCGGTGGCGATTTCGGATCTTCGGCCAACACCCAGGCAATGAAGGACTACCGAGATGCCACTCGGAGAATGGTCTTGAGAATCCGCGCTGCGGGCGTAACAAACGTCCAGTGGCAGTGCATCTTGGAGACGCCATGGAACTTCGCTGGAAGCGGCGTTTCTGGGGCTCCTGTGAGTGGTTCTCCGTCATGGATGGACTTCCGTTTCTGGCACGCTGACTGGGATTGGAGGAACAACCGCTGGTTTGACGATCTGACGATGGACATGTTTGGCATCGACCAGTATGTCCCGATGATTGGAGGTACCAATTATCGGCAGTTCGGCACCGATCTTGGCTACGTCAAGACCAAGCTGGCTGCAGCCGGAGCTCCTAACTGGCCTATCACCATTATGGAGCATGGTATGAACAACGACGCCGTGGGCCACAACTGGCCAGACTATGCGACCAAGAAGGTTGCGTACATGAAGGCCAACAACGTCAAGCTCACAACCTACTGGGACAACTCAGACGAGCTCGGGCGTTACTCCTTCGGTCCCCGTCCGGCCGGCGTCACCGACACCACCCTGTACGACCAGGATGGTACCAAGTTGACGGGCTACAACATCGTCCGTGACGGATCTGTAAAGGTGGTGAACAGCTAGTGGTTATTCAAGCTCCTACAGTACTTACCGCAGGAGGCAGCGGCACCGACGGGCTTGAGTACACGACTGCCGTTGTCGGACCCGATGCTGGTTCGCTGATTGCTGTCTTCGTGGAGGCAGGCGCTCTTGCTTCTGGTGAGAACGACATCCCCACGATCAGCGACACCATCGGTCTGACGTGGACACAGGTAGACACCGAGGTTGGCTACACCGGTCTCTGGATGCGTGGAACATGGTTTGTGGCGGAAGCAGATACGTCGGACACAGGAACCATCAAGTTCACATTCGCCCATACCCAGTCGAACTGTCACTGGCACGTAATCCAGATCAAGGGCGCGAACAATACCGATCCGGTGGTTCAGGTCATCTCGACGGCCTTCAACACTACGGTCAATCCGAGCGTCACCCTCCCGGCTCCTCCTGACCCCACCAGCCTCGTGCTGGGCGCTGTCATGCGCAATGCCACAACTCCTATGGCGCCGGGAGCGAACCATACTCTGCTCTCAAGTGTCAACGGTAACTCTGGCCCCGCTGTGGGCTCGGATGTTACCTACGACATGGCGCCCGCGGCGCAGACGGTTGGCATCACGACTAGCTCTGGTGTCCAGAAGACCGTCTACGCGCTCGAGATCGCTATGGGTGGCGACGTTGCGCCTCCTCCCACTCCTGCGGAAGCAACGCTGATCCGTAGCTGGAAGCAGATCGAGACCACTTCGGACAACGTCTTCGAGCTCACTGTTCCTCACGACATCGAGGTCGGCGAGACTCTCGTTATCTCTATCAACCGAGTCACGGGCGCTTCGCCTCAGCCGATCACTGGCGTGACTGGTATCGGCGCCAACGTGGCGTCGCTGGTCGCTACCTCGACGCGTGCTTCAACGATGATCGCCGGCACAATCGTGATTCCGGTCACGGAGAAGATCCTCAACGGCACTGTCCTGAACGTCAACATCACCTCAGGATCGCCATCTCGCAAGGCTGCTGTCTGTAGCGTGTGGTCTGGCTTGACCGGCGAAGTGAACGCTGACAGTGGGAACGTATTCGGCTCAGGTCCCAACGGATCGTCGGCTGCGCCTTCTGCCAGCACCACAGGATCGGTTTCTGAGATCCCGGCACTCCTCATCGGTACGTTCGGTCATGGCACTCAGGTGTTCACGCCAGATCCTGGAAACACACTTGTGGACACCATTGCTACGGCAGTGGGCACCACGGACCGAGGCGTATCACAGGCATATCGCGTGGAGTCTGCGGTTGGGGTAAAGACGATGGGTGGCTCTCTATCGGCCACCGGCAGCTGGGCAGTGAACGTTATTGCCCTGCCGCTTGCCTCAGCCGCCCCAGGAGCCCCAACAGTAGTCACCAGTGGCAACCAGATCGACATCGAGCCTGGAGATGAGATCGACTTCACGGCCGAGGACAGCACCGCTGGCGGTGCCATGACCTTTGTCTGGGAGCAAACTGGCGGCGAGCCGGTGGACTTCGTAGCAACAGGTCCTGACCTTCACATCCCGGAGGCGCCTTGGACCATCGCAGGTACCACGCTCACATTCAAGGTATCGGTCACCTCTGGTGGCGTAACTTCGACTGGCACCGTAACAGCAACAGTGTTTCCCGCTGAGGGCCGCATTGTCGTCAACGGAGTCGAGGTACCTCTCAAGACCATTCAAGTCGGATAAAAGGAAGGAGGGCCTGTATGGCACAGCAAGCAGTCATTGTCGCTTTGCCCCCGGCGCTGGACCCAGTCCGGCTCGTCGGAGACGAGGAGAAGCATGCAACGATCTTGTACTTCGGCGACACCGCTTCACTCCCTGCTGATGCGAAGACTACGATTCTGGAGTCTCTTGCTACGGTGGCGAATCTCTTCATGCCTTTCGCGGAAGAGACGATTGGAGTCGAAAGACTAGGGTCGGATGTACCTCCGGCTCTCGTCGCGAAGCTCTCGAACCGATGCTTGGGTAAGATCCGGGACACGTTCCAGGTCAACCCCTCGATCGTTAGCTACATGAGCAACGGGACGCAGTACCCGCAGTACACACCGCATGTCACGCTGGGCTATCCCGACTTCCAGGCCGAGGTGGGTCTCAAGGAGTTGACCAAGACTCTCTACGAGATCCGCTTTGACCGTCTGGCGCTGTGGTGGGATGACGAGCGTATCGAGTTTCCTCTCGGTGCTCAAGACCGGGGCATGATGCGAGCGCTTTCTCAGGATGCCATGGCGAAGGTCGGAGACTTCCTCGAGCACCACGGTATCAAGGGCATGAAGTGGGGCGTTCGGCGCAAGGATCCCTCGGGGTCAGGCTCGAGCGGTTCTTCGGATAAGTCCAGCGACGACAAGTCGACCAAGAAGGCCATGGACAAGATGGCTGTGGGCTCAGTGGTTCCGATGAAGCAGTCGGACGGCACGACCAAGCTTCTGATCAAGAAGAAAGACGGGTCGTGGAAGGAGACGTATGTCTCTGCCGACGCTGAGAAGTTCATTCGCGCCACGCAGAAGGAAGGCCACGAGATCAGCGACCGCGAGCTTCGGGAGACCGTGCAGCGGGCGAAGATGGTCAAGGAGTACGACCAGTGGTTCGGAGATGGTCCTAACAAGGAGCTTCAGCAGCGGGTCGAGCAAATGCGGCTTCAGAAGGAATACAAGCAGCTCAACACCGAGCTCAATCCCCCGAAGAAGTCCATGGTCAAGAAGTTCGTGGCCGCTAGCGAAGCCGGCTTCAATGCCTATCAGAAGATCGATCAGATCTCGGGCGGCGCGGTGAGCAAGAAGGTCAAGATGAACATGAACGCTGCGCTCTTCCCGCCGACGAACAATTCGGCACCAAAGAGCAAGCCGTTCGCGGGGCCAGGCCCCAAGACCAAGGGCTTCCGAGGAAAGACGCCTCCTCCGGCTCCTTGGGGCTCAGGCTCTCCCGCGGGCGCGCACATGCCCGGGGGCGCAAGGATCAAGCCGAACCCCAACTTCAAGCCGCGCTCATCTCAGCAGCCTGTGCCAAACATCTCCACTATCGGGCACATGCCGAACAACTTCAAGAACTCGGACGGGTCATTCCGACCTGGCATGTTCATTCGGCCTGACGGCTCGGCCTTCCCGGTTCGAACGCCAGCAGACCTGCCGAAGGCGCTCCCTAGGGGGTCGTAATGCCAGATCTGACCGTGGACGAGTTCCTTGCACACCACGGCGTTAAGGGCATGAAGTGGGGAGTCCGCAAGGATCAGCCACCGCCGATGTCTGCGACGGAGAAGCTTCTAGCTCATCCCGCGGTCCAGCTTGCGAAGGGTACGAAGGAAGGCAATGCTGCCAACCTGGCTATCACCGCAGCTGGTATCGCGGCCGTCGCGGCATCGGCACCTGTGTCCGCGCCAATTCTCATCGGCGGTACCGTCAGCGCGCGAATCGCCATCAAGTCTTACGAGGCTTACAAGATGTTCTATCAGAAGCACCCAAGCAAGCTGCTACCCAAACCGAATCCTGACCGTATGGCTCGTCTGAAGACCGGATCTGAGATGCGCAAGCAGCTACTCAAGGAACACGGGTCTAAGAAGCTATAGGAACAGGAGGCCATAGTGCTGTCAAACACCGCTGTACCGATCTACTATGGCCGCTTCCGAGAGCAGGTCAAGCGGGGAGAGATCCCTGTGTGTCGTGAAATCTCACTAGAGATGAATCGCATTGACGCTCTCATCGAAGACCCTACGGTCTACTACGACGACCAAGCCATCAACGGCTTCATCGCATTCTGTGAGGGCGAACTGACTCTGACAGATGGTGAGCCACTCCGATTGCTCGACTCATTCAAGCTGTGGGCTGAGCAGATCTTCGGATGGTGGTACTACGTCGACGAACCGGTCTGGGAGCCGGCTACTCCGCTGAAAGAGGCGGGGTATGTCACAAAGACGGTGAAGAAGAGGCTTACAAGCAAGCAGTACCTAATCGTGGCTCGAGGCGCTGCCAAGTCTATGTATGCCGCTTGCTTGCAAGCCTACTTCCTCACTGTCGATACCGAGACCACGCACCAGATCACCACCGCACCAACCATGAAACAGGCCGAGGAAGTGCTCTCGCCGATCCGGACAGCGATCACTCGCCACCCCGGACCGATGTTCGAATACTTAACTTACGGTTCACTTCAAAATACGACTGGAAACAGAGCAGACCGAGTCAAGCTCGCGTCGACCAAGAAGGGTGTCGAGAACTTCCTGACTGGTTCGATGCTCGAGATTCGTCCCATGGCCATCAACAAGCTTCAAGGCCTGCGTACTAAGATGAACACTGTAGATGAGTGGTTGTCTGGCGATCTACGTGAGGACGTTGTCAACGCGATCGAGCAGGGCGCATCCAAGGTGCCCGAGTACTTGATCGTCGCTATCAGCTCTGAGGGTACAGTCCGTAATGGTTCTGGCGACACCATCAAGCTTTCGCTGGCCGACCGCCTCAAGGGCGACTTCTATGACCCGTTCACTTCGATCTGGCACTACAAGCTGGACGAGCTGGAGGAGGTTGGAGACCCGTCTAAGTGGCTGAAAGCTAACCCAAACCTGGGCATAACGGTCAGCTATGAGACTTATCAGCGCGACGTTCTGCAGGCCGAGAAGGCCCCCGCGACGCGGAACGACATCCTCGCCAAGCGCTTCGGCATTCCCATGGAGGGCTACACGTACTTCTTCACATACGAAGAGACGCTGCCCCAGATGCGGATTGACGGCACCATCATTCCCATTGACACTCGCGGCATGCCGTGCACGATGGGAGCGGACTTGAGCCAGGGAGACGACTTCTGTGCGTTTACCTTCCTCTTCCCATTGGCGAATGGGTCGTTCGCAATCAAGACTCGAAGTTACATCACACAGCTCACTTTGGACAACCTCCCCGGCGCCATGTGGCAGAAGTACCAAGAGTTCATTCAAGAGGGCTCTCTCATCATCATGGACGCCACGGTCCTAGACATGCTCGACGTGTTCGACGATCTCGACGCGTTCATTGTCAAGATGGACTACGACGTCAGGGCCATGGGCTTCGACCCATACAACGCCAAGGAGTTCGTCAACCGTTGGGAGCAAGAGAACGGTCCGTACAACATCGAGAAGGTTCAGCAGGGCGCACGAACTGAGTCGGTTCCGCTTGGCGAGCTCAAGAAGCTTTCCGAGAACCACATGCTTCTGTTCGACGAGGTCTTGCTGACTTTCTGCATGGGCAACGCGATCACCATCGAGGACACCAACGGTAACCGGAAGCTGTTGAAGCGCCGGCATGAGGAGAAGGTTGACAACGTCGCCGCCCTCATGGACGCGTGGATCGTCTTCAAACTACACAAGGAGGAGTTCGAGTGATGAAGACAGATGAAGGGGGTGACTATGGCGCAGGCAGAGACACAGGGTAAGTCCCGCCGCGGAGTTATCGCTCGCGCGAGAGCAGCAATCCACGCGTTCAACTCGTTCACCGTAAACGAAGTTGCGGCAGCTCCGCCCCAGCAAATGGGCTACAACATGGGCCCTTCGGTGTGGGCACGCCCCGACCGTCCTCGCTTCCGTGTAAGCGGCGGTGAGCGCACGATCATCTCATCCATCTACACGCGCATGTCAGTCGACGCCGCCGGCGTTCGCATCGAGCACGTCAGGGTTGACGAGAACGGTCAGTATGTCGACACGATCAAGTCGGGTCTTCACAACTGTCTGAATGTCGAAGCCAACCTCGACCAGGGCGGACGTCACTTCCGTCAGGACATCGTGCTCACGCTTCTCCAAGAGGGTTGCATCGCGATCATTCCGGTCGACACGACGCTCAATCCGATGTCTGCTGGAAACTGGGACATCAAGACCATGCGTGTTGGAACCATTCTCGAATGGTGGCCTGAGTACGTCAAGGTTCGGGCCTATAACCAGAAGACGGGTAAGCAGGAGGATCTCACTCTTCCTAAGACGATGGTCGCCATCGTTGAGAACCCGTTCTACGCAGTGATGAACGAGCCCAACTCGACTCTTCAGCGTCTCATTCACAAGCTCAGCTTGCTGGACAACGTTGACGAAATCTCGAGCTCGGGCAAGCTCGATGTCATCATCCAGGTTCCTTACTCGATCAAGTCTGAGTCTCGCAAGAACCAGGCTGAAAATCGTCGTAAGGAGATGGAAGAGCAGCTCGCCGGCAGTACGTACGGCATTGCCTATGCTGATGGGTCTGAGAAGATCACTCAGCTGAACCGAGCTGTGGAAAACAATCTTCTCCAGCAGGTCCAGTATCTGACGGAGAAGCTGTACAACGAACTCGGTATTACCGAGGACATCATGAACGGCACGGCCGACGATGTAACCATGCTTAACTACATCAACCGAATTATCGAGCCCATCATGGACGCCGTCGTGGAAGCGATGATCCGAACCTTCCTGACCAAGACTGCACGAACGCAGGGTCAGACCATGATGTACTTCCAGGATCCGTTCAAGCTGATTCCTATTAGCCAACTGGCTGACGTTGTCGACGTATTCAGTCGCAACCAGATCGTGACGCCGAATGAGGTTCGCCCCGCACTGGGTCTCAAGCCCTCGAAGCAGCCTCAGGCAAATCAGCTCGTTAACTCCAACATGCCCCTCAAGGATCAGGTTACCGATCCCAATGCACCGGATGGTTCACAAGACCCGAACGCAACAGACGGGACTAATGACCCATTGGCGCAGGATGAGGCAAACCTTGATCGTACTATGGCAGATCTGGGGGTCTAATGGCAGTACAAGACTACGACCCGCAGAAGCGCCATGATAGGTATGAGAGGACAAAGCAGCTGAAGGGCCGAGGCAAAGGCTCGAAAGCTACGTCTGCTAATCCGTCCCATCCTGCTAAGTCAGTACATCCTATTCGTGAACAGACTCAAGCTAGCCATGACCGGGTTATCCGTGTTAGAGGGAAGATCAAGAAGCTCGAGGGTGCGCTTTCAGAGGCACAGGCTGAGCTATCTACCCGGAGGCAAAAGAGTCGAGCGGCCAAGAAGGCAAGCTCCGATGGGAAATCTACTGCCGCTGAGAAGCAAGCTTCGCAGGAGTATCGGGACAAGCATAAGACAGAACTCGCTAGCAAGTCCAAGAAGAGCAGTAGTTCTTCGAAGTCTGGCGGCGGGTCTAAATCTTCGAGCAGCAGCGTTGCTGACATGAGCACGAAAGCTCTAGAAGCTCGAGTTATCAAGATCAAGGGTGCCATTCGTGACGCCCGGCGATTGCTATCCAGTGCATCAATCGAGCACGGTCAGCTCATGCACTCAGCAATTGTTTCTGATCCAGATGTCAACGAACGCTTTGCTCGATTTAATTCAGCAGAAAGGGGTCCGTCAAGATGACAGATGATGTCAAGCCGGATTTCAGTGGCTACGCCACCAAGAGCGACCTCCAGTGTGCCGATGGACGGACCATCCTTCGGGGCGCCTTTGCTCACCAGAACGGTGAGCGCGTTCCACTCGTCTGGGGGCACGGTCACGACCGCGCTACCAACGTGCTGGGGCATGTGCTTCTGGAGAACGTGGAGGATGGGGTTCGCGCGCACGCGTTCTTCAACAACACGGTCGACGGACAGCACGCCAAGGAGATGGTCAAGCACGGTGACGTGCGGTGGCTTTCCATCTTCGCCAACCAGCTCAAGGAGAAGGCCAAGCAGGTTTCACATGGCTTCATCCGAGAGGTGAGTCTCGTCCTGGCTGGGGCCAACCCCGGCGCAACGATCGACAACCGACCCGCGGAGGAGTTCGCTCACGGGGACGATGGCGAGTATTACTACGACGAGGCAGACATCACGACCGGTCTCGAGATCGAGGTGCCCGAGATGGCCCTTGCTCACGCGGCTGGTAGTGGTACCGCCACGAAGAAGGAGACCGACAGCAACTCAGGCAGTGGTAAGTCCCTGGAGGAGATCCTGGGCACGCTGAACGAGGAGCAGTCCAACGCGGTCGACTATCTTCTCAGCCAGGCGCTTACGCACTCTGAGCAGAGTGCCGAAGCCGACAGTGACGCCGAGGACGAGGGCGATGCTGACGCTGGTGAGGCCGAGGGAGAGAACACTGAGGGCGCCGCCGGCGCTGAGGGTGAGGGCTCCGAGGGCAATGCTGAAGGCGAGAACGCCGAAGGCACCGACAACGCTGAGGGCTCGGAAGGTGACGGTAACGGCACCGAGGGCACCGAAGGCACTGACAACGCCGAGGGCGCTGAGGGCGACGGCAACGCCGCTGAGAGTGTCCAGAGCACTGACAATGCTGAAGGTACCGAGGGTACCGAAGGCGCTGAAGGAACCGAAGGCGGCAACGCCGAGGGCAACACCGCTGCTGGCGACAGTGTCCAGCACGACAACAACTCTCAGGAGGACAACAGCATGACGCACAACGTGTTCGATCGGTACTCGGCGACCGGCGCCGCCGGCGCCACTGGCCCGACTGCTGCTCACACCCAGGTCAAGCTCGGTGAGGATGTCATCAAGGGCATCATCGAGCACGCGGACGAGGTCGGCTCGCTCAAGAAGGCGTTCAAGGCCTTCATGCGTGACACCGGCGTCACCGTCGACGGTGAGCTGAAGCACGGCATCGAGAACATCGACTACCTCTTCCCCGACGCGAAGCTGCTGGACAACAGCCCGCAGTTCCTCTCGCGCCGGATGGAGTGGGTCGACAAGGTTCTCTCCGGTGTCCGGAAGCAGCCTTACGGTCGCATCAAGTCCGTCTCCGCGGACATCACGATGGAGGAGGCCCGCGCCAAGGGTTACATCAAGGGCAACATGAAGAAGGAAGAGTTCTTCAAGCTGTCCAAGCGCGAGACCACCCCGCAGACCGTCTACAAGAAGCAGGCGCTGGACCGGGACGACGTGATCGACATCGTCGACCTGGACGTCATCGCCTGGATGAAGGCGGAGATGAAGGTCATGCTCGACGAGGCCATCGCCGAGGCCATCCTCTTCGGTGATGGTCGCTCCAACGGTGACGAGGACAAGATCCGCGAGGACAAGATCCGCCCGATCGCCACGGACGACGAGCTCTACGCCACCACGGTGAACGTCAACCTCGACGACTCCAACAGCTCCATCGAGGAGTTCGTGGACGTCGTGATCGACAACCGCCAGTACTACAAGGGCACCGGCTCGCCGACCTTCTTCACCACCGAGGCCACGGTCTCGAAGTTCCTGAAGCAGAAGGACGGCTTCGGGCGTCGGATCTACGACGACATCACCGACATCCAGAAGGTGCTGCGCGTCTCCGAGATCGTCACGGTCGAGTCGATGGAGCGCGTTCCGGACCTGGTGGGCATCATGGTCAACCTGGTGGACTACACCATCGGTACCGACCGTCTGGGCGCCGCGACGATGTTCGACGACTTCGACATCGACTACAACAAGCTGAAGTACCTGATCGAGACCCGCCTGTCGGGTGCTCTGGCCAAGCTCAAGTCGGCCCTGGTCTTCCGCTCGGTGCCGGCCGCTTCGGTCCTTCGTGAGCCCCTGGCTCCTGACTTCGACGGCACCACCGTGACGGTTCCGACCGTGACCGGTGTGGTCTACAAGGACGGGCAGGGTAACACTCTGACCACCGCTTCGCCGGTCGCCCTTGACCCGGGTGAGCAGCTCCACGTCGTGGCCACTCCTGAGGCGGGCTCGTACTTCGAGAACAACGCTGAGGACGAGTGGGACTTCGTGGGCGAAGAGGCCTGATAGATCCCGATGGCGCGCTTCTTCGGCAAAGTAGGGGTTGAACTACCCGGAACTAATGTCGACGGTGTGTGGACGGCACCGGTTGAAGAGCGTGACTATTACGGAGACGAGATCAGCGCATTGCGTTCGCTTGAATCGTCCGACAAGGTCAATGATGACTATCGGTTGCAGAACCGAATCAGCATCGTGGCCGACGTGGGCGTTGATCTCGTCTCCAAAATCAAGTACGTCTCGTTGCATGGGACTAAGTGGATCGTAAACTCAGTCGAGTACGATCGCCCCCGTCTCATCCTCTCGCTGGGAGGTGTATACCATGGCCCGACCCCGGATAATTCTCCATGAGAAGCTAGCAATAGCTCTGGGCAACCGCGATGAAGTGCACTTCCAGCCTCCTGAGGATGCCAAGATGGGGGACCCATGCATTGTGTATGAGCGAGACGATGCTTCTATCGATTACGCGGACAATCTCCCGTATCGGGACGCGCTTCGCTATCAGGTCACGCTCATGACCAAGAATCCGGACAGCGACGTCTATAAGGAGCTTCAGAAGCTTCCTTACTGTCGTTTCCAACGGCACTTTGCGACGTCCGGTCTCAACCATGACGTCTTCGTGATTTACCACTAGGAGGAATCCAAGCATGACTAAGCTCACTTGGGACCAGACCGGCCAGCGTCTCTACGAGACCGGCGTCGATCACGGTGTCCTGTACATCCCGGACGTTTCGGGTAACTACTCCGACGGAGTGGCCTGGAATGGTCTGACCACGGTCACGGAATCGCCTTCGGGCGCCGAGGCCAACGCCCTGTACGCCGACAACATCAAGTACCTGAACCTGGTCTCCGCGGAGGAGTTCGGCGCGACGGTCGAGGCGTACATGTACCCGCCGGAGTTCGGCCAGTTCGACGGCACGGCTATGCCCGTCGTCGGTCTGTCGGTCGGTCAGCAGGCTCGCAAGATCTTCGGCCTGTGCTACCGCACCCGCCTCGGCAACGATGTCGAGGGTTCGGACTACGGCTACAAGCTGCACCTCATCTACGGCGCCCAGGCGGCTCCGTCGGAGAAGGCGTACGCTTCCATGAACGACTCGCCTGAGGCGATCACGTTCTCGTGGGAGCTCACGACGACTCCCGTATCGGCCGGAGACGACCTCAAGCCGACCTCCCAGATCGTCATCGACTCCACTCAGGTGGACTCCGACACTCTGGCGGCTCTCGAGGTCATCCTCTACGGCTCGACCGGCGTGGAGCCCCG